GATTACGCGGTTCCTAAAGGGCACCATCGTACCCGTAAAGGCGGGTGGCATGCGAAGTCCATGAGCCACCTCTGCCTCTAGGATTCGGATGCGGCGTTCTCTGGCCACTTCCTGCTCGTCGTCCATCTGGTCGGCCCAGCCAGCCTTCTCCGGGCGCGCTGCCAAACGCTGGTCTATCTCGTTGATGACCTCCTGAATGGGGCGCGCCTTGGTATCCGGGAGAAAATTGTTTTCCGGCGGGGAGCGCAGACATTTTAACATTCCTCGCAGTCCGGGTTCGACATCGGCAAACATGCCCTCAAAGAACACGGCTTCTTCGGTCAGCCCGGCGTCCGCCTCCTTGCGTGCCAGGACGTCCGGCTTTTCGGCGTAAGCGGCAAGCAAGCGTTCCAAGTATTCCTTGGTCTGCGAGCGGGCCGCGGCGAACGACGCCTCAAACGCCGGAGTCGGAATGCCCAGGCTGGATACGATCGACGCTATGCGTATACCTTCTGCGACATCAAAGCCGTCGCTGTTGGGTTGAAACACATTGCGTGGGAAGCGTAGCTGCGCACACATGCGTGGGACGTCCACCATTACAGTGGCTGCGTCCGGAATGGGCCGGCTGCCTGTGCCCGTAGACTCAGACCGCTCGACGGTGTGGAAGATGCACCCGATGAAACGGAACGGGTGTGTTTTCAATGCCTGCTTGAGCGTGAGCGGCTTATCACCATCAGGTGGGGCAATAACCGTGTCGTCCACGCGACACGTAAAGCCCAGTTCGTCTGCGACCTGTGCGGCCAGGGCCTGGAGCGCCTCGGCGAAGTCGCCCACCTGGCCCTCCTCCACAAATTCCAGCAGCTCCAGCGCCTCGCTGCGGAAGCGTGACAACATAATCTCCATCATCATGTCGTTACGCGTGCTCTGCAATGGCATGCCGCTGGGCCCACCGTCTTTCATTTGATAGACGGATGTACCTGACAATACGACGCGACGCTCGCGGATGAGTGCGTACCACACATGGGCAGCCGTCTCCTTTATACGAGACAGCTGTTCGTGGATCTTGCGATCCACGGGTGCCATGATGTCGCCGCGTTGCGACAGGTCGTACATCGTGCAGTCAAGGCTCATCATCACGATCGATTCACCCACGCGTAGGACAACCCAAGAGTCATCTCCGCAGTGTGTGTATTTGATCGGATCTTCGGACGTCGGTTCCAAGGCATCCACCAGTCGGTCTGCTCCGCCTTTGTTGAGCGTAATGCCCATAGCGGTGCGCACCGTGGCGGGATGCGTCAGGATCGTTTGGTGATTCTCGGACAGATTCAATGTCTGCGTGGCCTGCTGCATGACAAAAGTCAAATAGCGAGGTCCGACGTTGTAATACCGAACCTTCCGTGCCAATGCTTTCTCGGCTTTCAGGTAATCGTCCTTGCCCTTACCTTGGTATAGGAACATGTGCGGTACCTGGTCCTCGCGTCGGCGGATGTACTCGTACACGGCAATGCGTGCATCTCCAGCCGCCCTGGCGATGACACCGGCGATCTCCTGATCGAAAGCCCGCGCCTGATCGATGTGCCAATTGGCTGCTGCTTCGTCTGTGAAACGCCCTAGCGTTGGGTAGCCGTTGGAGGAGTGCTTCATCACTGTGATCTGCAACTCTCCGTTACCGGCCAACTCGTGCGGGCGCGTCTCGTTCAATTCTCCGAGACCGCACGCTACGAGGGCCCGCGATACCTCCGTGGGCGACGGCACTCTCAGTGTGCGTTTGTCGTCGCGTTTCGGGTAAATTGCCGCAAAACGACCTAGGGTCGTATGTGCGCCACCGCCTGTGTAAACTATACTCTCCATTGATGCTTTGATGGCAGAGTACTGCAGGCTGTCGGCAACCACACCGAGACCGGTGAAGTTGTTGCGCGACTTCTTCGCTATGGTGAGCGAGATGGCGTTTGCGGGGCCGCTGTATGAACGGAAGGACAG